AGCCGCTTATATGTCTCTTCCGGATAGTTCTACCTCTGACGAGTTAAAACAGGCGCGCAAGGACTGATGAGCAAAGTCTGGACCTGTAGCTCAGTTGGTAGAGCGCCCGGCTCATAACCGGTTGGTCGCCGGTTCAAATCCGGCCAGGTCTACCAAATTCAAAGGAGATTGATATGAGCGTTAAGTCTTTGCAGACTGAATTAAATAAGCTAGGGGCGTGCGAGGTCTGCAATGGAACGGGTCTCTTGAAAGGCACAATGGGGGTTAAAGTGTCTTGTTTTGCTTGCAATGGGACCAGTGACGACAATGAACTGCCTGGACAACCAAAGTCTAAACGGGGCTCTCGTGAGCAAATCCTCCAATTGGCAAAAACGGATGCGGTCGTAGCGGCAGAGCTCTTCAGATGGCACCAGGGGGAGATCTCTTGGGAAGGTGCCGTGAATCGGGCGCTGGTGTCTCTGGCTGAATTCTGTGCGGTTCAGGAAGAGGAGCTTGCAAAGGTCCGCTGGTCGTCAAAGGATGATCTCAAGTCCTGGTCCGATCGTGGTCCTGGACCTTGGCAGTGTCAGGGCTGTGGTGGGCCGAAATCCACTCAGGAAAAGTTTTGTGGTGATTGTGTGAATATCGGGCAGTCTTACGTGAGCGTATTGGATTCAATACGTGAATTGAATACTACTGCCAAAACCGTTGGTGCCGATATTGCCCAAGTACTTCAGGAGTTTCTTGATTCACTCGCCAGAAAAAAATCTGGCGCTAAATGAGTCGGATAATGGGCTGACTGATCAAGATAAGATCTGAATCGCACTTTTAGGGCGTATCTGTGCGGTGAGAATCAACGGCAATGGTGAAATCCGCGACATTTAGCTCTTGACATAGCCTTGGGGATTCTATAAGGTAGACCAGTCCGCGGGCGCTGGTGCTGGTGGACTGGCAGAGAGGGGAAACAGGATGCCAAAGTCAATGATGCCGCTAGTGATCTCGATCTTGGGGCCGCCGGGTGGCTCTAACGAGGAAAAGACTGGTAGGAGAGCAACGCGCCAAGACGCTTTTGTCAGATGCGCGGATATTATGGCGGGAGCTGGTATCCATGAAGCTGAGATTAGAAATTTGCTTCAGGGTATTGCTGATTGCGAGTCGGATCTTAAAGATCTACAGGAAACCGAGGAGGACACCGCCGAATCATGAGCTGGTTAAGTGTCGAATCTTTTGTCCGTCGCAATAACGGCGATACTGATTTCACCTTATCGGCCGATGCCACTCTCAAGAGTGTTGCGGAGTATCTTCGGGGCCAACGGCTGCGGATACTGTGGCCGAAATCAGCTGACCCTGACGATCTGGGTTATGTTGAAGGTCGTATAGCCAAATCAGGGCAGACTTTTGTCCGTGACAATGGCAGACGCTTGGAGTGTTCTCCTGATGCTCTCGAGGTACGGGATACGCGACCAGATAAGGAATACGAGGACTTCCTTTTAGCTAAGATCGACAGAGCTCCCGATAAGGGAATCGAGATAGAGGCCGGGGCGGTGAACTCTATCTGTTATTCCCACCAGGTGGATTCAATCGTCTGGGGTGTTCGTAAAGGTTGTGCGGCTTACTTTCACGCTTTCGGTCTTGGAAAGACGATTCTTCAAATCGAGACCTGTCGGCTGATTATCTCAGAAGCATTCGGCAATGCACTTATTGTGGCTCCGCTTGGAGTCCGTCAGGAGTTTCGTCAAGACGCTGAAATGCTAGGGCTGAAGATCATTCCGATTCGGTCTATGGACGAAATAGAGGAAGACGGCGGAGGGATCTACTTAACCCACTATCAGGCCGTAAGAGATGGCAAGGTAGATCCCAGGGAGTTTACTGTTACCTCTCTTGACGAGGCGTCATGCCTTCGTGGATTTGGTGGAAGCAAGACGTTTCGAGAGTTGATTAGGAAGTGCGAGGGCTCGCCTTACAAGTTCGTCGCAACGGCTACTCCTGCGCCCAATAGCTTTATTGAGATTGCGGCTTATGCGGCATTTCTCGGTATCATGGACGTTGGTGAGGTTAAGACTAGGTTCTTCTGTCGGAATAGTCAGAAGGCGAATGACCTGACGATTAATCCTCACATGGAATCTGAGTTCTATGAATGGCTGGCAACGTGGGCGCTATTCGTGACTCGGCCGAGTGATCTTGGATATCCTGATGAGGGATATGAGCTGCCCGAGTTGAAAGTCCGGTGGCACGAAGTGCCGACTGATGACACTGAGGCATTGCCAGAGAGGAGCGGGCAAGGGCGCCTGTATAAGGACGTGGCTATGGGGTTACAAGAGGCGGCTGCTGAGAAGCGATCAAGTCTACTGGCTCGGCTAGAGAAGTGTTTGGAACTACTCAAAGAAGAGCCAGAAGCGCATCGGATCATTTGGCACGATACCGATTATGAAAGAGATGCTCTTGCAAAGACTATTCCTGGAATTAAGGTTGTTACTGGATCGCAACGCGCCAAGATGACTGATGACAAGATTGATCTTGCTGAATCGTTGGTAATCTCATTTGCTAATGGTGAGTATCCGATTGTAGGCGCAAAGCCGGTTATGTTTGGTAGTGGGGTCAATTTCCAGCGGCATTGCCATCGTGCTATCTACTTCGGTATTGGATATAAGTTTAATGATTTCGTGCAAGCATTGCACAGGATCTACCGATTTCTTCAAACCGAGAAAGTTACAATCGATATCATCTACAGTGCGGCTGAAGTGGCAATCAAGGCAGCTCTTGAAAAGAAATGGGGCCAGCATACAAAGATGGTCGAGCGGATGTCAGCTATGATTCGGGACCATGGCTTAGCCAGGAGGGCTATAGAGGGCACTCTCGTCAAGAGCATGGGGGTTACTCGCCGGGAGACCGTAGCAGAAGACGGTAGCTATCGTTTGGTATTGAACGATTGTGTTGATGAGACTCGCCGAATGGAAACAGCGTCTGTGGGCTTGGTAGTAACGTCGATCCCATTTGGCTCCATGTACGAGTATTCTCCTTCGCTTAATGACATGGGGCATACGCGGGATTATAACCACTTTTGGGAACACATGGGCTATCTGGCTCCTGAGCTCTTGCGAATATTGCAACCGGGCCGAGTCTTAGCAATCCATGTCAAGGATCGAATTGTACCCGGGGGAATCAGTGGATTTGGATTCCAGACGGTTCATGCATTCAGCGACGAATGTAAAGCTCATTTCACCAGACATGGATTCGCGTTCCTGGCTCGAATCACAGTCTGTACCGATGTTGTGCGCGAGAACGGGCAAACGAATCGCCTAGGATGGACAAGAATGACTCAGGACGGGACACGGATGGGCAATGGCTTGCCTGAATACGTGATGATCTTTCGAGCTCCACAGACGGATAGGAGCCAGGGGTGGGCCGATGTTCCGGGGGTTAAGACAAAGCCAAGAATCCAATTCGAAGACGGCGAGGCCGATTTCGACAAAGACAAAAAGGCCCATATCATTCCAGGCACGGGCAGTTCTAGAGGCCGGTGGCAACAAGAGGCGAATGGATTCTGGCGGTCAAGTGGCGATCGGTTGCTCGAATACGATGACCTTGAGACAATGGCTCACGAAAGAATCTATAAGGGGTGGCGAGCTGAACAACTGGAAACGATCTATGACTATGATCGCCATGTGACTCTGTGCGAAGAGATGGAACGGTGGGGCCGGTTGCCTACAAAGTTTATGGTGTTGCCGCCTCATTCGTGGCATGAGGATGTGTGGAGTGATATTGCGAGAATGCGGACGCTGAATATGATCCAGGCGCAGAAGGGGCAGAGTCAGCACTTATGCCCGATGCAGCTGGATATAGTCGATCGATTGATTGACCGTTTCTCTTCGGAAGGGGACGTTGTATATGATCCTTTTGGCGGTTTATTCACTACCGTCCGTCAAGCGATTCTCAAGAAACGAATCGGGTGGGCTTGTGAATTGAACGCAGCTTACTTCGCTGATGGTCGTGGCCATGTCGAATCGGCAGCCCAAGGGATGAGACAGCCAACTCTTTTCGATATGCTGCAAGCTCCTGGGGAAGAAGACGAAACAGAAGGAGACAGTTATGGCTAAAGGTTCAAGTCCGATGATGACTATGGCTCCAAGAGATGTTCTTGATTTGTCGATGAGTGAAAATGACGCAGGCGCAAGATCGATTCGTGGATATCTTGTCGCTCTTGTGGCTTGTATTTGGAAAGAAGGCGAAAGATTCAACGGCAAGCGGCCATTTGGCAATTCGTGCTGGGAATCAGAATTAGAAGCGCCGTTGATTAAGGCTGGGCTTATTACCGGAAGCTTTGACGAGGAAGGGTGGATCAAGGAGTGCGACTCGAAAACAGCTCGTAGGATCATCGACGAGGCTATTCAAGCGCTCTGATGTGGTAGTAGGATCGGCGGGTCCGGCCGGGATTGCAGCTCCACGGCCGATCCCTTCCACCCTCACCG